ATCATGATATAATAATATGTAAAGGGAAGAGTAATGACAGGGATTTCACAGGCTGAACTTGCCCGTCAATTGGGCGTCAACAAAAGCACGATCACATACCATGTGAAGCGCGGGCTGACGCATGCTCAAATACGGGAATTGATTGAGGCCAGAAGGAAGGAAAGTCCAGCCGTTGAAGCCGCTGCTTCAGGCATTGAAAAAAACGCCCCGGAAGTTGGGGAAGGAGTGGCGGAACTGCGGAAAAAGAAACTTGCCGCAGAAATTACCTACAAGAATTTGCAAGCTGAACAGGCCCGCGTGAAGCTTGAAAAGGACAAGGCAAATCTGGTGGACATGGAGGATGTGAATGAACTTGTGGTGCATCTTGCCAGCGTAACCAAGGGCGTCATCCAGGCATTTGAAAACAAGCTGCCGGGCAAATTGGAGGGGTTGACGGCTGCTGAAATGGTTCCCGTGCTGCGGGAGGAAATCAAGGCTGCCCTGTACTCCATTGCAGAAGAGGCCAAGGCACAAATCAAAGTGATCAGCCGGGCGGAACAATGAAAGACATTGAAAAGGCTGCCGGATTTCTGAATCTTTTCTCGGATAATGTATCCGCGGGAATGGATGTAGAGCCGGTTACATGGATACGTGAAAATGTGGTAGACCAGCAATCGGCAAGGTCTTCCCACATTGATTTTACATTGAGCCCGTTCCTGCTGGACCCCATTGACAAATTCTTGAATGACGGTACGGTCAAGCACATTAACCTGATGGCGCCAACCGGCTCCGGCAAATCAACATTGTTTGTAGGTCTGCTTAATTACCTCATTGCCAATGATGCCGGAAATACCCTTGTCGCGTTTCAGAATGAGCAGGAAACATCTGATTTTGCGGAGACGCGGCTTTTCCCCACGTTCCGCGACAACAAAGCCCTGAAGGATTTGTTACCAAAGAAAAGGCATGCGGCCAGGAAAACGGAAATCCTTTTCCCGCACATGAATTTGTGGATGGTATCCGCTACCAAGGGCCAGTTGCAGTCAAAGTCCTGCCGGTATTTGATTGGTGATGAAATGTGGGCATGGGAAAAGGGGATGGTGCGGGAGTTCCTGGCCCGCCACCATGACCGGTTCAACCGTAAAATCTTGATGGTCTCCCAGGGGGGCGACAAGGGGACGGACTGGGTTGACGAGTACGGCAAGGGCCGCATCCATCATTACCATTGGCAATGCCCCGGCTGCCAGGGGTGGAACGCTTATGACTGGCGGGATGTCATCTACAGTAAAGAGGAAAATATTGATTGGGAGCGTTTTAAGGAATCCGTCAAAATGGTGTGCCCGCGCTGCTCTCATGAAATAGAAGATACCGTGAACAACCGGCGCCGACTGGCCAGCGGCGGCAAGTACGTGTTTTCCGGCAACACAAGCGCGTTGCCGGAGATAGTGAGCTACAATTTTAATGCTTTGGCTTGTTACTGGGTGTCATGGGCTGATCTGGCTGTGGAGTGGATTCTTGCCAATCAAAAAAAGCGGAAGGGGGACATAGAGCCGCTTAAAAAGTTTATCCAGAAACGGCTTGCTCAAAACATTGTGGATTTGGGCGAAAAAGACGACGTGTTGAAAATCCCACTCACGGCGGAAAGTATGGAAGGGTACACCGTGGAAGACGAACGGACCCGTTTCCTGACCGTGGACGTCCAGAAGGGGCACTTTTGGCATACGGTTTATGCCGTTGACGCTGGCGGCTCCTTTCATTTGCTTTCGGAGGGGCGCCTTGAAACGTTGGAAGATATTGAATGTAAACAATCTCAATTCAATGTGCCTGATCATTGCGTGGCTCTGGACTGTGCCTTTGATACGGATGCCGTTCGAAAGATATGCGGTCTTCATCATTGGTTTTCAATGAACGGTACTGTTAAAGAAGAGTACCTGCACAAAATCAAGGGGAGGGGAATTAAACTGATTTATGCGCCCATCGAACGGCATATTGTTGAGGGGGTGCAGTGCCTTCACTTCAATTTTTCCTCCCAACGGGCGAAGGATGTTCTTGCCGCGCGGATTAAAACGGGGCATTTCAAGGTTCCTCATAATGTTTCTGCTGAATACATTAAGCAGATGCAAGCCGAAAGCAAGCAGGAATCCATAGACAAGCGTACTGGGCGGGTCTCCCTCAAGTGGCTTGCCTCCGGGAATAACTCTCACATGTGGGACTGTTCCTGCATGGCGGTAATTTTTGCCATGATTCACCGGGTCATTTAAGCGCAACGGGCGCGCACTAGTGTATGATGATTTTATGTCAGGGCGCCACATTTGATATTGCTACTACCAGCGGCATTGCTCAATCGGTGATGCTGCGTTTTGTGGACGGTGACGGCGCGGCAAAAGACATATCCGGAAACACGTTCCGCTGCGCTGTCCGCGGTCCCGGCGCCGCCGCTATTAAATGCGAGCCTATTGACGCCACAAGCGCGCGCCTTGCATGGAGCCCCCTAAAAGCTGGGGCTCATGCCTATGATCTGTTCATGGCTGCGCCAGACGGCGCAGAACGGCCCTTGATTATGGGAGAAATCCAGGCCGCCCCCCGTGTCACGCCACCAGGAAATGAAGACGTGGTAACGATAGGCGACATTAAAATCATAGTCCCCGACGCCGCAGACGGAGAAGTTAAAATCATTGACCCTTCCGCGGATGCTGCAGAACGTGCGGAGGCCGCAGCTCAAAAAGCCGAAACTGCCGGAACTGATGCCGATACCGCACGGAAGGATGCGGAAAATGCTCTGAAATTGGCGAACGATGCTGCCGCATCCGCACAAAAGGCCCTTGCCGCCATCCCGCAGGTAGATGCTGTGGGTAATATGATGCTGGAGGGTGGTCTGACTGCGAACGGCACCATCAACGCCAATGGTGGCATCAATATTCCGCTTACCGTGGGAGCGCAAACAGGCACGGCAGCCGTGAACCGCCTGTATGCCGCAGGAATGGCCGGAGTGACGGACATTTATACCCAGCATGTCTACCTGAACACGGGCGCTATTACGGCGACAGGTACGGCATCTACTAAAATTCTGATACCTGGCCAGTACGCGCAGACAAACGTCCTGGCCAATACGCACAGTACTGTTATACATACTTTCACGGGGCCGCACGGCCAATGGAATTATTCCAGTTTCGCCGGATTTTCTATCCCCTACCAATTAACGGCGGCTGGCAAAATCACCGTAGATATTGGGCGCGGGAGCAAGACGACGCGGCAAGATTTATCCCTGGACTCATACAGCATCATTCCCGGTAATAATCTGGCGTACAATACCGGGGAGATACTGGATATTACGTTTGATAATGTGCGCGATACGGCCCGCAATGGCTATGTGATCCGCGTCCGTGAAATATACTGTACCGAGTCCACGCAGCTCTGGAAGGTTAAAACCACAACCAGCTTTATCCCTGCTTCCGGTAACGAGCCAATACCTTATATAGTTAACAAGATCATCTACCAGCAATATGAGCCACGCTCCTACATTGCGGGGGATTATGGCGACGCTTACGGGGCATTGTTTTTGCTGACCGGAAGCGGTAGCATTCAGCAATTGTGGATGATTGCCACGGTACGAGGGGTTACGACTTTTGAAACGGGGACGGGGTTTAATCGCATTGTGTCAGACATGCCGGGGATTGCAGACGGTAGCGTTGCGCTCCTTGTCGGGTCTGCGGAGCGCACCAACTACCAACCGGGCAATGTCAACCCGGTTTACTATGCCCTGGCCGCGATAGCCGAAAATGCCATTGAAACCGAAGAAACGACTGATTTTGAAGATATTAACGTACCAATAGGATGAACAACGAAGAGATACAGATACAATTCCCCCGGCCCGGACAATGGGGAGAATTCGCCTTGACGGCCATCTACCGGGATGCGGAGGGCTACGCCCACACGGACCGCTACACGCAAGACGACATCCCCGCCGACCAAGCCCCGGCCATGCAGGCTGTAGTTGCCGCGCTGGTGGGACTGGCGGAACCGTGGAAAGCCTCCCAGGTGTGGGCGCGGCTGGGGAAAGATGCTCTAAGCCTTACGGAAGACGGAACCTATGAAATGATTGAGGCCGTGTCTCTGACCGTCGAGGCCGTCAATGACCAGGGA